CGTTGGTATGAGAAATAAATTTCCAGGAAGACCTCTTCAGTATCTAACATTTGGAGCAGGGAGAATTGATAATATTGACGGATCTTATACAGCATTGTTGAGTAACCGGAACGGGGTGCAAGCAATGGATAACACATCAGCGGGTATCCAGATTTGGAATGGCCGAAGCAATGAAAAAGTGAGAGCTGCTATTACCTTCTATGGTCAAACAATGGATTTTTTGTTGAGCGGACAAGAGAAATTAAAAGGCGTGTCGATAGATGTTAGGACGAGAGAAATCAATGGCCTTTTAGATGTCTACATCAAAGATAGATCTTTAGCTCAACTCTTTAATTTAATTGACAAGAATTTCAAAGGGATTGAAGATCACTTGAAACGCAATGGTCTGGGAGCACCTGGATATTACAGAACTAATATTTAGAAAGGACAACATGAACACAGTAGATAAATTTGTAAACGAAATCTCGCAGAATCTTGCAAATGCTATCGTTGAGGCTACAAAATACAAAGTCTTTTACGAAGAGGCACAAGAAAAACTTGCAGAAGCAGAAACGCAACTAGCACGAGTTAACAAGGTATTAGAAGCAAATGAAGCTCTTAAAGAGCTATTTGATGAAATCGCAGATAAATTAGAAAAGGAAGATTAAAATATGGCATTTAAAGTTATCAACAAATATTTGCAAGAAAACAACCGTACATTCGTTGCAATTCGACAAGATGCCCCATACACGGCATTTGACCGTGTTCTAATTGGCAATCACATGAATGAATCAGATGAAGATTTGATTAAGGCAGTCATTGCTCAAGTAACGACTGAATTTAATCCAGCTGATGGTGTTAAAAAGCTTCAGGAAGATTTGCAAACTCAAGCACAAGAATATGAAGTCAAGCTCGCTGAGAAAGATGCAAAAATCGCAGAGGTTAAGTCAGTAGCAGATTGGGCGGTATTGGTTCGTGTGACTGATGTTGACCATCCACTATACCCTACATTGTTTAAACGTGGCCTTGAATTGGTAGACCTTGGTCAAACCGGCAAAACTTACCAACCGCAAGAAATTTTCACGATTGAAAATTCAGGGCATATTGAGAAATTTCAGGAAGGACAACGTGTCATGATTCAAGTCAATGAGCCATTTACTTATCAAGGACAAACACTTGAACAACTTGCAACACTTGAACAAAACGGTAAACTAGGAATTTGGAAATGGACTGAACCAAAACCAGAGAAACCATCTAGCGAGTTAGATACTCAGCCTGTTCAATAGACCACTATTCAGAAAAGGGGTGGTTTAATTGGAATTTTTAGCTTTACTCGATAAACTAACGCCTGTTTTAATTGTGATTATTCCAAGCTATTTCTCGTTCAAAAGTACGCAAAACACAAAAGAAACCGAAAAACAAATCAACGTTTTGACCGATAAAATCGGTGAACTTGAAAAATCAGTTAGTGAAGTTACTGAAATTGGACGACTTTATGAAAGTTACATTGAATTAGGCGGGAACGGTGCTATCAAAATACTGTTTGAGAAATTTCTCGAACTAGAAATCATGGAGGAAAAATGATGAACAATATTAACTGGAAATTACGTTTAAAAAATAAAGTAACACTTATTGCACTTTTGGGAGCAGTATTTCTCATGGCTCAACAATTCGGATTTGAAGTTCCGCAGAATATTCAAAACGGAGTGAATACATTCGTTTATATCCTTGTTTTACTCGGAGTGGTTACTGACCCGACAACCGCTGGTATTAAAGATAGCGACAGAGCGCTTGAGTATGAAGTACCGAAAGGAAACGATGAGAATGTCTAAAAAACAAGATATGATTAACGACCTCATCGCTCATGCGGATGCAGGGACTGGGGTAGATTACGACGGAATGTACGGCTACCAATGCGCAGATGTGACTTGCTACGGTATCTATGAATACTTCGGTATTCGTCTATGGGGCAATGCTATTGACTTGTTACGGTCCGCAGAAGCAGCAGGCTTACAAGTTGTTTACGGGGCACAGTATCCAAAGGCTGGTTGGTTCTTTGTTAAGAACTTTGTGGCAGGCGATGGGGTGAACTATGGTCATACTGGCCTTGTTTACGAGGACTCAGACGGCTCTACAATCAAGACAATTGAGCAGAACATCGATGGCAACTGGGATTTTCTAGAAGTCGGTGGACCTTGCCGATATAATGAACGCTCAGTAAATTCAATCGTAGGCTATATCGTACCGCCTCAAGAAGACCAATCAGGCTGGAAGCATGATGATACTGGCTGGGGGTGGAGTCGTAAAGATGACCCTTACCCTACTTCAAAATTTGAAGCAGTCGACGGTAACTGGTTCTACTTCGATGAAAGCGGATATATGTATGCTGACCAATGGCTACATCATACAGATGGGTGCTGGTATTGGTTCGACAAGGACGGCTATATGGCCAATAGCGGTTGGAAGAAGATCAATGGAAAATGGTACTACTTCAATGCAGACGGTGCTATGCAGACTGGATGGGTTAAATACTACGAGAAGTGGTATTACCTCAATTCAGAGAATGGCGACATGGTATCGAATACTTTCGTGCCGTACAACGGTGGCTATTACCTCATGCTTGAAGATGGCCGATTGGCCGATAAAGAATCATTTACTGTAGAGCCTGACGGGCTCATTACTACTAAATAGAAAAATACAGAAAGGCTTTCAAAATTTAATTACACTAAAACCGCAGGCAATAGCTTGCGGTTTTTTGTTTGCTCAAAATAAAAAAAGCAGTGACCGAAATCACTGCTTATCAGCTGTAGCAAATTCATAGAGCTTTTCTGCTGTTAGAAGGGCCATTTTGTCCATGCTTGTTTTTCCTTTTCTAAGGTCAGAAACAGTAGTCCACGGAACTCCAGCGCCTTGCGAAATAGCAGATGTAGACATCGAACTGTCTAACAATTCTTGAATAACTTTTCTCATATTATTTGTCCTTTTTATTTTTGAGATAAATGTATACATTAATGGCAATTATAAAAATAGCTATTGCACTAACCATTGCTTTTCCTCTTTTCATTTGATAAAATAGAGGTGTGAGGGGCTTTCGCCCCCACCTCTTAGCGTTTACCTTTTTCTTTTGCGGGATTCGGGTTTACGCTTTTTGTTTTGCCTTGCGACTGTTATAGCAGTCACCAGACTTGCGATAGCTGTTACTGTTTCAGGGATATTGTCTATCGCCTTCTCAAGTAACCTAAGCCAATCTTCTTTGTTCAACTTCCTCACCTCCTTTCCTTATCTTGATTATATTATATCACGGTACACCGAGAAAGTCAAGTATTTTGATGAATTTTTTTAAATTTTTTCAAAAAAAAATAGACCTTGTCCAGAGGTCGGGGAGTTGGAGGGACACCCTCCAATGTAAACTATTAGAACTAAATTGCAGCCTTCTCAACTATACGGGCAAAGGTGAGTATGAAAATGAATACGAAGATGAATACGATTTAAAAAAATGACGAAAATCAACGGAAATGATTTTAAATAAAAATAAGCAAAAACTCAACTATTGATAAGCAACAGAAAGCATTGAAAAACATTTGTCACTTATACCATAAATAGTACACAGCTTGCTAATCCTTTGAAACCAGTGGACTTCTAGCGTGTTAAGCAAAAGTGAATACGAGATTGAATACGACTTTACTTTTAGCTGGAGCGGATGAAATCCATGAGCTGGTCAACGACTTCAACACGTTGATTATCATTGATGTGGGTATACATATCAAGGGTGATTTGAACATTATTGTGACCGAGTCTATCTGAAATGATTTTTGCTGTAACACCAGCTTCAAATAGAAGAGAAGCATGTGTGTGTCTAAATCCGTGAGGCGAAATTTTTTTAAGTTCTTTGTGTTTACAAAAGAATCTGCTAAGCTTCACTTTCATAGTTGCGGCTAAAAGCCATCCCCCTATGTCATTCGTAAAAATATAATTCAAATCATGCTTGTAAGGAACGCCAGCCTGGAAATATTCTTTTATTTGCTGTCGTTTCCAGAGTTTCAAAACATTCAGAGTTTCATCATCTAAGGTGATAACCCTCTTACTCCTTTTGGTTTTAGGATCCTGGACAGTTTGTTTCTTGCCAATTACAACAGCCGTGCGTGAAATGCTTAACCGTTTATTTTCAAAATCAACATCTGACCACATGAGACCGATAGCTTCTCCAGTTCTCAAGCCAGAGAAAGCGAGTAAGTGGAAAAAAGTGTAGTCTACAGGCTTAAAATTTGCTTTGGAAACTTTAAGAAAATCCGTTAGCTCCTGCTTTGTATAGTAGTTTTCTTTGCCCTTTAAGGGTTTATTTTTAGGCTTGATAATCTTGTCTAAGGGATTTGACTTAATGATGTCAAGAGAAGTGGCATACTTGAAAATACGGCTAATGACAGAGTAGTAGTTGGAATAGAGGACATAGCGATTGCTTAACTTTATAGCAACCTTCTGACAATAAGCGACACTGATCTGCTTAATCTTCATATCTGTGAAATATGAGTCAATCATAACATCAAGTTTCTTCTTAGTGTTCTGATAAGTTGTTGGTTTTACAGTGCTTTTATAGCTATCAATCCATAACTCAGCGACTTCAGCAAAAGTAGGGTTCTGGAAATCTTCATTGTTTGAAAAACCATTTTCTTCAACATCTAAGAGAAGATCACGTTCGGCAGCCTTAGCCTCTTTAATGGTTTTAAAACCACGGCGTGTTGTGCGTTTTTCTTTTCCTGTTGCAGGGTCTATGCCCAGGTATGTTTGAAAGAGGTATCTAGTCTCTCCTTTTTTTGTAATGTATTTTTTTATCATAAAATGTCCTTTCTTTTCGATTGCTTGCCCGCATAGTTGAAAAGGTGTAGAATTTATGATAAACTATAACTGTATTTTTTTATCATCTTTTCCATTGCTTGCTTGATGGAAAGTTGAACCCTCACACTCAAAGTTTTGCGATTTCGAGTGTGAGGTTTTTTTGTTTGAACTATTTCCAAAATGGAAACAGTTGGGAGCTCCTCAGATCTTAATTAGAAAAGAAAAAGTCAACAATAGAGAATTGCTGACTTTTTCTATAAACCCAATTATGTGAGCCAAGGGCAAACCTTGTTTCTGTATAACAATAGTATCATTATTGTTTCAAAAAGTCAATGCATTTTATAAAAATAGATTCAAAAAATTTTTTTATTCTAAATTCGGATTTATTAAATGTAGGAGAGCTCTGTGAATATTTCTCGACAATTAAATTAGCTTCAATTACTCGTCTCTGATTTAGTTCATCAGAACATAATTTTTTATGAAGATAAAATAAGTTGATGATGTCAATGATTTTTGGATAATGGACCAAGGCAAGATTTATCTTCATTGTATTTGCATAAGATTTTGTTTTAGGGTCTGGTTGCTTGATGTGATCAGCACGGTCAAAAAGATTTATTAAAAAAACATTATTATGAGCGCAAGAATTTCTAATATTTTTAATCAATTTGTGTTGAGTAGTATACAGAGGATCTGTTTTTAACTCTGACTTCTTTATATATAAATCAGCAATCGTAGTAAAATCACCATAACTTACAATTTCCAAAAATACCCAAATAGATAAATCTGTTCTTTTTTGAAACATATCTTTTTTATATTTATTTAAGCGAAATTGTTCAATTATATTTGAAAATTTTTCAGGGTATTCATTTTTAAACTCTTCAATTATAGAGTAGCCGTCTTCTTGGTCGTCTTCAGTGAGAAGTGTCATAAACCTTGTTTTTAATGAATGTTCTACATCTAAACACATTAATAATAATAATTCACGTAACCGAACATCTAAAGAAGCACAAATCGTTAAATCTAAGAAATCTAAGTTATCGTACTTTCCTTTGGAATTTTTAGGGAAGTTTTTTCTGTAACTAGTGATTTTATAGTAGTAACTTCTATTTTTAAGGTAATTGATAAGCTGGTCTTTAGAATAGTTGTTAATAGTAATATTTTTTTCTAAAATTTTTTCATACAAATCTTCAAAATTGGATTTAGGTTTTTCCATTCTTTCCTCCTTTCTACTGCATGTCAACTATTTCCAAAATGGAAACAGTTAGTTTTACTTCTCTCTATACAAATCCACGACTTCACCGATAATTCGGAAGTCTGTCTCTGGTGTGATTGGCATATCCTTGTACGATGGGTTTAGGCTATGTAGGTATGCCTGTTCTTTGTCAATG